GCTCCTGAGCACACTGACGTGCAGGTTCAAGAGGTTTTTACCGGCGCTAATAGGCCAATGTGTAATTACTTCGTGGACCCCGAGGAGGCGCCCTCTCGCACTACCTTCACCGCCCATGTCCCGCATGGCGGGGACGATGAGTCGGGCAGCGAACAGGACTATTTGGGGGAGGATGACTACGAGGAGGACGAGTCAGAAGACAGTGATGGTGACCACGCACTGTACGAGAGCCTATCGGCTGCGCCTGTTCGCTTGCACAGTTTGGGGGTTTTCCAACCCGCCTTGTGCACTGCCAGCTATGACATACCACTCCCAGTTGGCGCCCTCGTACTTCGTGAGCAGAGCAATACCCTTGCATGCTCCGACACCAACGCGACATTGATGCACTGTGCACTGTACACGTGCCGTGCTGTGGAGGACTTGCCCCCCGCGGACCAAATGCCACAACAGCTGAGTGGCCGCCCAGAAGGCGACGTCATCAATCCGGGCATTCCTGAGCCCGAAATTTGTGGCTGGGAAGCCCGCCTACTGTCGCCTGACCGGCGTGCTTACCCCTTTGACGCGGAGCGCAGGTCTCCAGTTGGCATTGTGTCCCATGATGGGGGTGACTGCATGTGTTACGAGAGTGTCGCCACCATTTGCCTGCCCCGCCCGTTTATCCTACACGGCACAGTCATGGGCGTGCGGCCTATCGCTTGCCGGGGCACTTACGGCGTCGGCTCGCTCGTAGATAGGCTCCAGCCGCCGCCTTGCGGGGTGTTGCGTGACAGCTCGCGGCGCACCCTGGAGACGTTGAGAGCCTTGCACCGTGCCGCCCTCACCTTCTGCGGCGCCACGCGTGAAGACCCTACGCCCTGGCACTATGGCCATGGACGCGCTTTACCGTGCACTGCCCATTACAATCGGGGAGAGCCCGCGTCCTTAGCGTATGTTGACTCGGAACATGAGCGGTCTGTTTTGCAGCTATGTGCCACTGCCGTGGGGGCGGCCGTCACGCACGCCAATGAGTCGTTCCACTGGCCCAAGTACTTTTATGTCGAGTTTGTTGCCAGCCGACAGGTCCCCGCCTGTCAAACGATCTGCGTGCGTGTCGGTGGCATTGCTCCTGCGCGTGGCAATCCCGGCGTGTTATCACCCACAGTTTCGCTGGTCACACGTGATGGGGGTGTCATGGTGCTCGCGGAGTTCACGATGTGTTCTGACTATACGAGCATGCAGCCCATATTGCGTCACACTTTCTCGCAAGTGTTATACCACCCCGAGGCTCTCTGCTACATTGAGAATCGTGATTTCCACCACATCAGCAAAGATCCTGGGCATTGGTATCTTCCCCCATGCCGCCCGCCACTGCGAGACTATACCGTCGCTCCGTTTCCGAAGCTGTATGCCGATCTTTGGTGCCCTTGCCCTCCTGCTCTGTCGCATTGCACTAACGAGCTGGTCAGCACCAGGACTTACAGCCGAGATTTGAACGTCTTGGCTCTGCGTCAGAGGGAAGATTGTGCATCGTCGCTGCGCGGCTTTTACAACCACCCACACGCGCGTTACGCGTCCGAACGCCGCCTGGCCGCCAAGTTCAACCAGGGTTTGTACATGTCTGACTTTACACTGCAGTTTGACTGTGCAATCCCCGTGATGCAGAGCTTTGGGTTACCCAGTGCCATACACTGGGTTGCTATGATGCCGCATGGCATATTGCTTGCAGACGCATTTGGAACTGGAGGTGCTCCATACCGTTCTGCCTCTTGGTGCTGGAACGTTTTCGCACCGAGGTTGTCCAGGGTCACAGCTAGCAGCTCCCTGACCCGCCTGCCCGTCGAAGTGTTGCTGTTGGTGCAACAATTCGTGCAGTTTCCGTGGGCCGGGGGGGCGAGCCTTTCGGTTGATTACGAAAATCGATCCTCTCGCTGTGCCGACACAGGCCCCCCTCCTCTGGTGGATACCCGCATCCGTGATGGTGATTCTGGCTGCACCAGACTCACCTGGGTGTCCTGTCTGGAGACCGGTTTCCCGGACTACTCGCATCTCGAGCTTGATGAGAACACTGTCCACTGCCTCAGTATATTAGCTACGTACGACCGCAAACACAGTGATCAAGTGGGATCTGCTCTCGCGCTGGCAGCCGCACCTACGACATCTTTAACCGTCGGAGGCTTGTCGATGACTGCCATGCCCGCCGTTGCCGTTTTGTACCTGCAACATGGTTACTTAAATCTCACGCTATCGAGATACGGCATTGTGTGGAAGCGAAAGCCCTGTGACTACGTTGTCAGCTCTGTGTGCTTACCCTGGGGAGAACTTTCCACGGCAAATGGTCTTGCCATTTCCATTTTCCACGGTTACGGGGTTATGTACAGCAGCAGTGCTGCCATTGTGGTTGTCGGAGAAGACCCACGCGTACTACGCTGGTGTCGACGGGTGATCGCCACCTATTTCCAGTAGTGGAAGTGATGTTGTTCTTTCGCCCCTCACCCCCACCTCTCCATCTTATGTTCTTCTTTGCCCTTTTACACCCGCGGCGGGCGCGTAGCCCGCAAAGACCCGGGGACAAGGTATCGCTGGGAGACGAGCAGCCATCTTCGGACGTTAAGACTCGGATGGCACAGCAATAAGCCTCTCTGTAGTTTAGTAAGCCAATGTTGTGCCCGTGGCGGGCACTCCGTGCGGCAGGGGGAATGCGGGAGGACTGAGAGCCGCTGAGGAAGAGAAGACGCCGCTCCGGGCGACTCACTCGGTCCGCGTTTCCTAACTACTAGACGAAGTCGAAACCACCCGCCTCAGTACGGTAACACTGAGTTCACGGGGTGTCCGAAAAAACCTCGAAAATGTCCTCGAACAGAAAATCCCAGCCACAGGCGACTCCCCGCAAACCGCGGGCTAAGTCGGCCAAACCTTCGGTTAAGAAGGCGTACAAACGCGAGGCAGAAGCTGCTATCAAAATTTCGCATCAATTGCAAAAAGCAGCTAAAACTGCCAAGAAAGTCGCTATGGAAGAGCCGCACAATCGATCTCACCGCAAAGGCCCCGCTAACATGTCATACAAGGCTATGCGCCACGTTAAGGGTCAAACAATCCAGTCTGCTACTGTCAAATCCAACCCAAATGGCAGGGCAGCAGCTCTTGTGCGGCAGGTATTCAATAGTTATGACATGTGGGAGGTCTCTTTACTCGCACATCTTGCCCACCCCATGCATACGTACCATCTTCCTGGTATCGACACGACAGGAGTGTCCTGGAACCCGCTCTTCAATACAGATATGCCGTGGCCCAACGGTAGAGACACCAATGGGGCCATGCTACCTAATGGATCAGCGGGCGCCACAATGTATGTCAAGGACGAGAACGGAGTGTTGCGTCGTGTCCGCCAGTGTGAGAGTGATCGCCAAATGGAGTCTAACTACCATCGTTTCACTGGCTGGATTACAACACAGCTACCACTCAAAACTGAAGCTCCTTCTGGCTCCAACAATTGGAACTCAGTCATCGTTTTTGACCCGTTGGATATCGCGCGTCCCATCGTACATCTCAACTGGCAGGATGGGGCTGAGCCGTGGACTGATGCCGCGTTTGCGTCATGGACTGCCACACCTTTTGTTGTTGATCACAACTATGTTGGCCTTCCTGCCCAACCGTGGCCTAATGACGTCACCGTAGGTCGTACTGGAGATCGCAAGGGACCGCAGACCCGAGATGACTCCAGCGACCGATGGAGTAGCGTCAGTTCGTCCACCAAGGCTACACGTCCGGGCGAAAAACCCGGCGCTCCCTTGGCTCCCACGCTCAACTACGATTCCACAAATTTCTACTACATTGGTGGTGCAGAATTGAGTGTTAAGCTTGTTGGCGCTAATGCCTTCAACGCCTACAGTTGTCTGGCTCGTGATGACGCTCACACTGTGACCAGATTCTGGACAACTGAGGACAACGTAACCGGCGGAACAACCCAGCCGAATTTCGATTATGGAGCTACTGTTCAGTTCAGCGCTCAACATAACGTCGGTTACGCTGCCTACACTGGCACTAAGTGGGGCAATTCGTTCTCCTGGGCCACATTTGATGATGATGCTGCAGCCGATACGGTCAGACGGGGTCTGAATGTCGGCCTGCCATTCATTCATTTCAAGTATTCATCACCTTCTGGCCAAGGGACCGTGCCTTACTTACAGATCGTCGCCCAAACTTGGTTGGGCATTGCGCCCACTTCTTTGGCCGTCGCAGGATCAGCATCGTTGCGTACCATCCCTCTCACAATGCCCGCGTGGACCAGTTTCTGCCGGGCTCGTGGAGCTACGGGTGCGGATATCGCTGCTGCTCAGGCGTCGGCTGGACGGGGCATGTTTCAACGGCTGGCTGCCATACCCACTAACAGCAAACCGCTTAACGTGGCCGCCGTTGACCCAACCAAGACTCACAAGGAGCTCAGCACAGCCGCCAAAATCGGTTCAACCGCTGGTAAGTTGGCCGGTATTGTTGGCGGTGTTGTTGGCGGCCCAGCTGGCGCGGCGTTGTCCGCTGTTAGCATGGGAGCCGACGCGCTGTTTGACGATTGATCTGTTTTCCTGTCGTGCGCACTGCACAGCGCACATACCCCCCTCGCTTTTCGTTGCTTTCCTCCCACCTACACACAGGTGTGTTGTCCGACTCTGTCACTCACACTTGCCCTCTCCCATCTTGTTAACCGGAGGTTGTTGAATGTGGCACGCTTTGTTCGTTGATGTGATCAGTGCGGTCTTTATGAATTCTTCAGCTTACCCACTCGCCTGTGGCGGAGCCTCCCACTGTTTTCTATCCATCAACATGCCCCTTCTCTCTTAAAAACACGAAAACCCAGAAAAACCGTTGAGACATCATCTCCTCTTTCTTTTCTGCTACCGTTGGCTAGGCGCCGGGATGGAAGCGTTTCCCCCTTTGCGAGTAGGGCTCGGGCCACCTTCGGTTCTTCTTTTCCCTTCCCCCTTCGATGGGGTGCGGCCGCTATTAGCGCGTTATCTTTGCTTCGGCTTAACATGGCACTCGTGTCGGAACGGTGCCTGTCACGCGTGATCCGCTGTCGCGTGACGTCGGTGTGTGCGTCCATTGGTTCGCACACAGTCCTCCTGTCGTGGTGTTATCTAACACCACGGGGCCTTAAGCAGGAGCCGACACCACTCTTCGGGGTGGCAACAAACACCAAGGTCTCTTCATTATACGTAACCACGTGTGCAGCGTGGTGAACAAACTATGGC